CAGTCAAAGGCTTAGAGTGCTCCACGCTTATTGTCACCACGACGATGCCTACAGACACGACCCTGAAGACACATGGAATCAAGCTACTCCGTTGTGCCGACCTTGCTTGACCGACGAGGAGGCTGGTGATTTGTGCAGCGTCAAGAACGCACACAAGCGTGTCAGTGAACTTCTACGGGACGGAATGTTGCACAAGGTCGGTGATGTGAATGTGCATGGCACACCTTGTCGCTTGTGCTCTCCAACAGAACATGGCATTGCGGTTTGGCGTTGCATGCTTGGAGGTGAATCGAAATGGCTCTGAAGAAACTCCCAGCGTTCCAGTTCTACCCCGGCGACTGGATGAAGGATCCAAGCCTTCGAGCAACGTCGATTCCTGCCCGAGGGTTGTGGATCGACATGCTCTGCCTCATGCACGAGTCACCAGTGCGAGGCGAGTTGATGATTACAAAGCAAACACCAATGAGCGAGAGCCAGATTGCACGAGTGGTTGGTTTAAGGCTTGAAGAGTTGAAGCCATTGCTGTCTGAACTGTTGTCGAACGGGGTTGTGAGTGTTGTTCGCGATGATGGCGTACCCACTTATTACTCTGTGAGAATGTGCAGGGACGAGGCAACAAGGGTCAAGCTATCGGAGGCAGGGAAGAAGGGAGGCAAACCCTCCCACACAGCAACAGCGTACCCACCACCCAACCCTCAACACGGGTCTTCATCTTCATCTTCCTCTTCATCTTCCTCTTCATTTCCAGTTACACCTTCATCCTCAACTGCGATATATGAAAACATTCCTGCCTCGGCGTATCAGGCTCATGATGACGAATGTGTTGCACAGGTCTGGAGGAAGATCCCGGTCCGAATTAGAAAGCAACCTGTCACAGCGAGACGTGCGATCTCAGAGGCACTTGAGAAGTTGCACGCTGAAGGGGTCGCTGATCATGTCAGCTTCTTAGCGAAGCGAGTTGAGACCTATTATTCCAGTATCGAAGGTCGAAGCAAGTTCGCTCGATACCCTGCGAAGTGGATGGAACAACAGGCATGGGAGGAGCAGGATGAAGCGTGGACCCCTACAAACGGAGAAGGGGGGCGCATGTGACCGAATCAATGTGGGGCGACATCGCATCGCTTATCAACGGCCTGTGGCCCGAAGCAGATTGGCAACCAATCGAGAGGGAGTTGTGGTTGAAGAAGCTCGGCCCGCTCGATGTAGAGATAGTGAAGAACGCAATTGAGGAAGTTGCAGCAACGAACACAAGGAAGAAACCTGCACTCGCTTGGGTCCTCGCAACGTACAACAAACTCAGAGAACAACTTGAGAGCCAGAATCGCATGGATGCTTGGAAGACAGAATCGAAGTCGAAAGAGGTTGCGGATGAAGAGTTTACGCAATGCAGAGCCATACAGCGTGAACGCTTGATCGAGGTCATTGAAGGGCATCAACCCGAGTGCGTCACAGCAGCAACGAAAGAAGTCACTCGAAAACTTGGAGTGCAATTTCATCCCGAGCCGATAGCAGATTGGACGCACCTTAAACTTGAGGCGGTCTGTTATTACTTGAAACAAGGAGACACACATGAAAGTGAATGAAGCATACGAAACGCAATTGCAAGTCATCGCCGCATTGATGAACGAGGAAGTTTCTGAAGTCAAGAAGCTCATTGAAGAGCTTAAGCAACAAGGTGACATCGTGATGAAGAATGACAACAACGGAGGCAGCATTGCAGCAGTCAGCCCAAGCAAAGTGCAGGAGGTCGATGAGTGGATCAAAGCAGAAAAGACGAGTTGATTCCAGTAGGCGAATACTTCTACGGCCAACGAAGAACGTATGGCAGCCAATTCAAACAAGCTCGTGATGCGTTCGATGCAGACTTGCACGACATTGAACGCATCACAGGCATCACATGGAATGACTTTCTGCAACGCGAACCCGGGACAAAGAGGTTCGCTGAGTTTGTTGAACTGGTGTGTGTTTGTGCTTTCGAGCGATTGAGTTGGATGATGTCGCCGGACTCGATTGCTCAAATGCTGGACATGAAACGCACAACTTGCTTGTGTGCAATTGACAGATGGAAGAGGAAGCATGGGACGCTCGCAGAGGGATAAAGGCAAACGTGGTGAAAGGCTTGCTGTAAAGGCTTTGAAGCAGTTTCTGGACGTGGACAGCACAAGGACGGCACAGCATTGTGGCCGCACGGGTGTGGCTGACATCGACATCAATCCACAACTGCATGCGGAGGTCAAGGTACGGAAGTCAATAGCAGCATGCCGATATCATGAACAGGCAGAACACGATTGTGTTGCAGGTGCAACCCCTTTCGTGCTTATGCGAGAAGACCGTGGTGATTGGTTCGTCATGGTCAAGCTGAAAGACTTCGAACAGCTAACGGAATCACTGCAAGATGCAAAGTCGACACAACCTTCAGACTTCAATTCAGGGAGCGCAACTGCTCGTTCTAGTGATCGGCATCATTGCAGCGATGACGACGATCGGAAGACGTGACGCACAGATCGGCAGGAACATTGAGGATCTGAAAGAACTCAGGAACATCACTGAGGATTTACTGAAGACCTCGATCAGCGTACAAATCTCCGACCAGTACCAGAACGAACAACTTGCAAGGTTGCTCGAACGTGTGGCGAGGCTCGAAGGTTGAGGTTGTTGTGCTTGTTTCCGCTACTGCTTGCAGCATGCAAGTCGTTCAGCGTTACGCGATCGACCCAACCTGTAGTTGATGCGACGAATACACATGTCGAAAGTCTGCAAACGATGAGCATGCTTTCAATGATTGGTGGGTTGTGCTTAGTTGCAGGCATGGCATTGCTTGTTGTCACTGCCGGCCGCAAAGGTTGGTTCCCTTCAATCGGTGGTGTCATCTTCATTGTCTTGAATTTCATCATGAGTCGATATAGCGATTTGATCTTCTACCCTCTGGTTGTCTGCACTGCTGCAATTTCAGCAGCATGGACATACCGAACGATCACAACGATCCTCAAAGAAAAGAGAACACATGATTCTAGCAGCAGCACTCAGTGAATTCTTAGGCACGTTCTGGTTCATGCTTCTACTTGCAGCAGTTTCATTCTGTGCAGGTGCAGCACTCAAAGAACGAGTGACAAACTTCTTCAACGATTTGAAAGGCAAGTGAACATGGATCCTGAAACGCTCATCAAGGTAGCTGAAACAACAGGCGCACCCCTCATCGCTTGGGTTCTTGTTTACTACACACTGGTTCGTTCACTCCGCAAGGATATGGAACGCATCTGCAAGGCTGACTGTTCCAACAAGTGACAAACAAGTAGGTGACGAATGACTGTGCGAACCGCAAAGATCGCGACGATATCTTGCACACATGCACCTTTCACGCCTCCTGAAACTCATCAGTGGCTCCTCGACACGCTTTCGCGCATCGATGGTCTAACGCACTTCGGACATCTAGGTGACGTGTTCGAGGGAGCTGCTGCATCTGTGCATGCGAATGAGTACACACATTCATTGTGTGATGAGTTTGAACATGCTGCTGCATTCCTGCACTCGATAAGGGAAGTCATCCCGCACGACTGTCGTCGTTGGATCAACACAGGCAATCATGATGACAACATAATGACCTCGGATCCAAGGCGTATTCCGAAGTCATTGCGCTCGATGGTGCATTGGTCTAATCACGAGCAGTTCAGCAAGGAGGCAGCGAATTGGCAATGGCTGCCATATACAAAGACAAAGAAAGCAGTCTACAGGGTGGGCCAAGTTCACTATTGGCATGGGTTTGACGCTGGTGGCAACTCCGACGAACTTGAAGGATTGCAGATGATTGGGTTAAGCGGATGGATACCTCATTCGCTCGCTGTGCGTGGACACACACACAGGCCAGTGCCACCAACGCAAGCGAAGAGAACTGCACGGATCCCTTTGCCGTATTACTATGCAAACGTTGGAACATGCGGACCATTGAATCCCGAGTGGGCTGCTCGTAAAGATACGAGTCAGTGGGATGCAGCTATACTCGTGGTCGAAGCGAAATGGGATAAACCTAGTCACCTTCACGGCAAGTGTTGGGATGCAGAGTTAATTCGTAAAGGTTCACGATGAGTAAACCTCGGACAGCAGCAGACAAGTTCAAGGAAGAACTCGAAGCTCGGGTGATGTGGTGGCAGACCGAATTCGATCTCGACCACTTCTCCGTTGTCGGCGTTCTCATGGATGTGGCCGTCGACAAGTTGTTCGGGTATGAACCCGACGATGACGACGAGGACGAGGACGATTAAGATGGCGCATAAGGCGAAACACAAAGCGAAGCCATCATGGAAGCTAGATGATTCCAACACTTATCGATCCGGCCTTCCAGATGCAAGCACGCATCAACTTGTCAGAATCCATCGAAGTGCTATTGTGATCATCGACATGGTGATGGAAGAGCTGTCGCCTCAACACGAAAACAAACTCGACATTCAATACGCGAAGACCCTGATGACAGACTGCATTACTGAAATGCAGTTCAGGGTGAAACGCTTGGAGACACAATGCAAGTCAAGACCCGCAAGATCAAAGACCTCACGGAAGACCCAAACAACGCAAGGCAGCACGACGAAAGAAACAAAGAAGCAGTCAAAGCGAGCCTCGAAAACTTCGGGCAACAGAAGCCGATCGTCATCAACGAAGAAGGCCAAATCATCGCGGGCCACTGCACAACGCAAGCAGCGAAAGAGCTAGGCTGGGAAGAACTGTTCGTAGTTGTTTCAAGTCTCGAACAGGTCGGACAAACTGCCTTCGCTGTTGCTGACAATCGAACAAGCGAGTTGGGTGGTTGGGACGACGAACAACTGCAACGAACACTCGAAGAGCTTGCAAGCCTTGGAATGACAATTGAAACTGTTGGGTTCAATCAATCTGAACTCGACAGCATGCAACAAAGCTGGCCTGAGATTGAAGGCATTGCGGACATTGACTACGACGAGAAAGTTCACGAGAACTACGTTGTGAAAGTAGTTGGTGTGAGTCACGACGACAAACAAGCAGTGACGGACCTTATCAATGAGACACTCAACAACAGTGAATACAAATACAAAGCAGAAGCGTTCTAAGCCTTGCGGAGTTGTGCATGCACAAGGACACAGGAACTTTGTGCGTATCCCTATCCTGATTTCGTACCACTATCTCAGGAAGCTCGGCGAAGAACGGAAACGCTACTTCACTCACGGCGGCGCAACTGCTGACGGGTTCGAGGTCATGTTAGACAGTGGCGCGTTCAGTGCAAAGAACGCTGGGGCTGTCATTGAACTAGATGAATACATGGAGTTCGTCTCAACTTACGGCGATCAGTTCACTGGTGGCTTTGTTGCTCTCGACGTGCTTGGGAATCCTGCTGCCACAGCAAGCAACCTCAAAGTGATGTGGGATGCAGGTTTGGATCCAATGCCCGTGCATGTTTGGGGCGACACTGCAAAGAAGATGGATGAACTGTTCGAGCGTGCATCAAAGATATGTCTCGGAGGTTTCAGAAGGCCCGGACGTGGTCCAGCACCGAAGGGGTATGTAGTCGACAAGATGCGAATGGCGAAAGGCCGCAAGGTGCATTGGCTTGGATACACAAACTTCGACATGGTTGCGAGCCTTACGCCACACAGTTGCGATGCAATGAGTTGGAAGACTGGCATGTTGTTTGCACAAGTTCACGTGTACGAAGGCAAAGGCAAGATGACAAGGTTAGGTCGTGACAATGTTGCAACACAACCAATCAGCATGCAGATGAAAAGAGCTATCAATGACGCTGGATACACAGTGCGCGAATTGCAGAACACAGAGCAGTGGGTCACAAACAAAGGCATTCATCAACGTGTTACGACCATGTCGTGGTTGCGTTACGTCATCGAACTGAGGCAGCAACTGGGAACACGAACGTTCATGGCACTCGGCACGCTTGCTGAAGTTGATATGATTAAAGTTGCGAGGCAACTAATCGTCAAACATGGATACATGAAAGAAGGCTTGTCCGATGATGACACTACTGTGCAAGTTTGAGTTCGAAGGATTCCACTGCTGGCCTGACGCTCCATCCGAGCATTCGTACCTTGGCAATCTGCATCGACACATGTTTCGTGTCACTTGCTGGTTCAACGTCGAAGGCCAAGGCGTTGACAGCAGAAGAGAGATTGAGTTCATCGCCAAGAAGCGAGAAGTGCAAACATGGTGCGAAGAAACAATGCACGATGCAACTGTCAACCACGACATCTACGCATGGTCGTGCGAACAGTGGGCGCGAAGAATATGCGATGAGTTTGATTTCAATTCGGTCGAAGTGCTGGAAGACGGTGAGAACGGAGCTATCTACTCTCCATGACTGTTGCAGTTGTAATTGTATTCCTTGCCGCAATCGTGATTGCCAACTTGTCAGTTGCAGCGTTCGGACAGGCTGCACTGCCTGTGACTGCCTTTGTGTTGATCCCGTTTGACCTTGTCACGAGAGACTTGTTGCACGAACGATGGAAGCACAATCACCTTTGGCTTCGCATGTTTGCTTTGATCGCTGGTGGATCTGTGTTGTCCTACTTGTGTTCACCTGCCAGTTTGCACGTTGCAGTTGCTTCGACTGCTGCATTCTCATTGGCAGGCATTGCGAACGCTCTTGTGTACCACTTGTTCAGGCATCACAATCGCATGTTCAAGATGAACATAAGCAATGCAGTCGCCGCGCTCATGGATTCAATTGTGTTCCCAATGATCGCGTTCGCTTCTGTCGACTACTGGCTCAGTGCAACACAAGCAGGAAGCAAGTTCATCGGTGGCTTGTTCTGGTCAGTTGTTGCCATTCAGTTGTTTAAGTGGTTTCTTGACAACTACAAAGATGTCGATTGGTTCGACATGCAAGCGAAGTCGCTTACGCCTAAGCAGACAAGGAAGATCAACAATGAGGATTGAACGCACAGGCTACTTCTATGCAGCACATCGCAACCAACACCTTCGTGGTGACAAGTGTCATTCATTGCACGGCCACACGTACTACGTAACGGCATGCTTCAACGTAGGCCAAGAAGGTGACGATGGTGTGACTATGCTGTTCAGTGAAATCGAAACACATCTGTCGCACTTTACTGACACGCTTGATCACAGCATACTTGTCGACAAGGATGACAGTGCGCTCGTGATGGCGATGAAACTGCTCACAACACAGGACATGTCAGCGCATAAGATTGTTCACTTCGACGGCCCGACCAGTGCTGAAATGTTGGCACGATGGCTGTATGAAAAGTTGACCAATTGCGTGCTCGATGTCGAGTGGGTTCGATTGCGTGAAACACAAAGCTCCACAGTTGTATACAGAAAGGCAGATCATGAAAAGCTACAAAGTCAATGAATGGTTCTACTCGCTGCAAGGCGAAGGCATGCGTGCAGGAACAGCGAACGTGTTCTTGCGTTTCACTGGATGCAACATGCGTTGTGCCAAAGAGGCCGGGCCCAAGTCGCCGGGCGGGTTTGATTGCGACACAGAGTTTGAGAGCGGCAACCGACACACTGCTGAAGAGATCGTTGATCTTGTTGACAAGTGCTGGAGCGAAGGCTCGGGTAATCCAGAGTCAGACAACAAAGCAGTGATCTGCACAGGTGGCGAACCCGGCATTCAACTTGATAAAAGACTGATTGAACTGTTGAAGGAGCGTGGGTTCTATGTTGCAATCGAGACGAATGGTTCCATCGACGTGCGGGGCAGAGGCATTGATTGGATCACTGTGTCGCCTAAAGTTGCAGAGCATGCAGTGCGTTGCGAAACAGCAGACGAAGTAAAGTACGTTCGAGGTGTTGGGCAAGCAGTGCCAAAGCCAAAGTGTAAGGCGGATCATCAATTACTTTCTCCCGCTTTCAACGGTCTCACATTGGATCAAGAGTCGTTGCGATGGTGCATCGAACTCGTCGAGCAGAATCCGGAGTGGCGTTTGTGCGCACAACTGCACAAGGTTTGGAACAGAAGATGAGCGAAGAAGAAACAAGGGCAGCAGTCAGGACACTGCTTGAACACGTTGGTGAAGACCCTAATCGTGAAGGCTTGCTCGATACTCCAAAGCGTGTGGCAAAGGCTTGGAGGGAGATGACTGCTGGATACGCAATGGACGCCGCCGAAGCTCTCGGAACAACGTTCGATGTCAAGTTCGATGAGCTAATCATACTTCGAGGCATACGGTTCACAAGCATGTGCGAACACCACTGCTTGCCGTTTCAAGGCACAGCAACAGTTGGATACATCCCGGGCGATCGTGTTGTGGGGTTGTCCAAACTTGCACGAGTTGTCGACGTGTTCTCAAAGCGTTTGCAGGTTCAGGAGCGCATGACTGAACAGATTGCGCATTCTGTGTTCGACCACGTTGACGCTCGCGGGGTCGGTGTTGTGATTCGCGCTCACCACTCCTGTATGGGTTGTCGTGGGGTAAGGCAGCCCGATGCAATGATGACAACATCCTGCATGCTAGGCATTCTCAAAGACGACCCCACTGCACGGGGTGAGCTTCTTGCACTGGAGTAGCCGATATGATAGAAGTGAGCAAGCAAGGAAACGAAATACCCGAATGGGCAGGGGGTCAGGGGGACCTTGCACCTACGCGAGATGACTTGAACGTCATCAAGCGTGCAGTTGGAAACGGTTGGAAGATACCGGATCAACTTCGAGACGCACTGCCCGCACTGTGCGCAAAGATCGCAATCGATGAAAAGAAAGGCGACCGCGAGAGGTTGCGTGCTGTTGAGATACTCCGTTCAATGACAAGGGACAACGTTGATGCGGCACAAGTCGTTGACAAGATTGATCGACTGGATTCAGGCGAGGCAACTGACCGGATCGAGCTAGGGCCAATCCAATGGAACCCGGACAAGTAGAGCCGGATCGGCTTGCCTACATATTGCGCAAGTGGTGCAACAAGAAGCGTGAGTTCTTTTATCGCTGGGAGTTCAATGAGTTGTACAATGAGGCGTTCATAGCTGCACACCACATTGCACACCGTTACAATCCAACCAAAGGCTCGTATGCTGCATTCCTGTTCACCTCTTTGTACTGCCCTGTGTCTCGGTCGTACTTCAAACACACATGCACACAGTGCTCGCAACCTCGAAGTGGTGGAGTCAGGGTATACAGAACAAGGGAGTTCACAGTCGACGAACTGCCTGAAGTGCCTTGGTACGATACGCATGACGAACATCAAGGCATGTTGAATGAAACGCATCCAGACTGGATGCACCTGATCGCTAGGGGTTTGACGCAAAGGCAAGTCGGCAGAGTTGTGCAAGTCAGCGAGTCACGTATTTCGCAACGATTAAAGCAAGCAAGGCAAGGAGGCGAGTTCAAGCAACATGGAAACACCTACGCTTAAATTGCCCCCGCCTTACAAGAAGCAACACAAAGCAATCTGTGACCCTGCACGAATTGTTGTCATTGAGGCAAGCACGAAGAGCGGCAAGACTGCCGGCTGCCTTGCATGGCTGTTGTTGCAGGCTTGGAACAACGGTGGTGAAGGCAAAGCGTTCTGGTGGGTTGCACCGATATATCAACAAGCAAAGGCGATCGGCTTCGCACGCATGAAGTCGATGCTCATGCAAGCAGACCCGCAACACAAAGTGTGGACCGAACACAACTCGGAACTCTGGATCGGGTTGTGGAATGGGTCAAAGATATGGTTCAAAGGCGCTGACAATCCCGACAGCCTGTACGGTGAAGACGTGCATGCTGCTGTCATCGACGAGGCATCGCGATGTCGTGAAGAGTCATGGATTGCAGTACGCTCGACCTTGACTGCAACAAAGGGACCAATTCGCATCATCGGCAACGTCAAAGGCCGGAGGAACTGGGCATATCAAATTGCACGCACTGCTGAAGGTGGTGCGCCTGATATGGGGTATCACAAGCTCACGGCATACGATGCGATCGAAGGTGGCGTGCTTGACCCTGAAGAAGTTGAATCAGCCAAACGCATCTTGCCGGAGCATGTGTTTCGCGAACTGTACCTTGCAGAACCTAGCGACGATGGAGGCAACCCGTTCGGCATCAAAGCAATCAACGAGTGTGTCGGTCCAATGTCGTCCAGCCCTGCAATTGTGTTCGGAGTGGACCTTGCAAAGTCTGTTGACTACACAGTTGTGATTGGTTTGGACGATGAAGGTAGAGTAGCAGTCTGTGAACGATGGCACGGGACCGATTGGAAAACCACTGTCCAACGAATTGAAGAACTCGTCGGTGATACCTTCGCTCTCGTTGATTCGACAGGCTTGGGTGATCCTGTCGTCGAACAACTACAAAGCAAGTGCTTGCAGGTTCAAGGCTTTAAGTTCTCAAGCACAAGCAAGCAACAACTCATGGAGGGTTTGGCAGCAGCCATCTCAACACAGGATGTCCGATACCCTGATGGATGGCTGCGAACCGAACTCGACATCTTTGAATTCGAACACACACGAACAGGTGTCAGATACTCTGCACCGGTCGGATCACACGACGATGGAGTGTGCGCACTCGCTTTGGCGGTCAAGGCGTGGAAGCAAACTACGACTCAGGCCTTCGACTTCAGGATCTTCTAATGCTTGAACGCATCAAACGACTCTTTGACAGTTCCAAGTACAATGCAGGGTCCGTCCGACTGCTCGACACCAGCGGCCCGAAAGGCTCTGCATACCCACCATTCAACTATTCGAGTGCAGTCAAGTCACTTCACTCGTGGATATACGCTGCAACGTGGATCAATGCGAGTGCAGTTGCCGCGACACCGTTGCGCCTCTATGCACGCAACCGTTCGCAGACCAAGAGCATGTGGCGGACTCGCAGCGTGTCGACGCAACGCAAGTCGTTCTTGATGGGTGATGGTTGTGGAGATCAACGACCGAGCAGTTCCGTCATGACTAAGGTGATGGACCTTGGCGAGGACATGGTTGAAGTCACTGAGATGCACCCGGTCATTGAGGTGTTGCGCAAGGCCAACGGAGTGTACAACGGGTTCGACTTGACGCTGTTGCGCACTATGTATCAAGAGCTGACCGGCAACGCCTATCTTCATCCAATCTTTGACGACACGATGGGGGTTCCAACTGAGTTGTGGCCCATGCCAGCACAGTGGGTTTCTGTGATTCCAAGTCGAGAGTCGTTCATTGATGGATACGTATACGGTTCGCCCGATCAAGAACAGTTTCGTTTCGAGCGCGATGAGGTCATTCACTTCAGGCGACCCAACCCGAATAACCTGTACTATGGCCTTGGCAAGGTCGAAGCAGCATACGGGGCAGTGAAAGCGAATCATGCTGTTCACGAAATGGACCTAGCAGTCTTTGAGAACCACGCGCGGCCTGACTACGCTGTTGTTGTCAATGGTCCGGCAAGGCGCAACGACCTTGACATCTTTGAACAGCACGTTGGCGACAGGCTTAGAGGCACTCGCAAGTCAGGCCAGTTCCTTGCAGTGTCAGGCGATGTTACGTTCCAGCCTTTGAACTTCCCGACAAAGGACCTCAGCGGTCGCGAGGAGATCGTCGAGGAGATTGCAGCAGTGTTCGGCGTTCCTGTGTCGATGCTTAAAGCTAACGACCCAAACCTTGCAAGTGCAAGAGCAGGATTCGCGCAATGGCGAGAGTCTACCATTCTCCCTTTGCTTCGCATTGACGAGGACGTGCTGAATCAAGTGCTGCTCCCATTGTTCGGCATTGAAAATGACGCTGTGCTTGCTTACGACAACCCAGTACCGGGCGACAAGGCATTCGAGTTGCAAGAGCGACAGGCAGCAGTCGCAGGCGGTTGGATGACATTGAACGAGGCAAGGAAACAGCAGGGGATGGAAGATGACGACAACCCGCTCGCTGACGAGCTACTGTTCAACGGTCAAGCTCTTGGTGCTGCTGCACCTGACCCGTTTGGGTTGGCGGCAATTGAAGAGCCTGTTCAGCAGCAACAACCTCAATTGGAAGTCGAGGAACAGGACTATGAATACGTTGTCGAGGAGCATGACAAGTCATTCAATGTTGTGGAGTTGCAAGGCGTGCTGACTGGTGTTGCGGATGCAACCATTGCACCACATGCAGCAATCTCCATCGTGAAGCACATGGGCATTGACGATGAAGAAGCTGAAGAGATGGTGATGTCGCAAGTTGTACTTGCACAGAACGCTTTGCGGCGCAAGGCATACGAAACAACACAGATGGACATCTTCGCAACAAAGGAAGAGGCACTCGAACGTGCTGCTGAATTGGGCTGTGAAGGGTTTCACGAACACGAAGGCGAGAACGGCGAAACGCTTTACATGCCCTGCGGGGAGATGGACGAGTACACTGACATCACAGGACTCGAACACTCAAAGGCAATTGCAGATGTTGACACGAAACCAACAGAGCAGATGGCCAACCTTGCTGAACGTGGTCTTGAAATGCGCAGGGAGTATAAGCGAGGCGGAACACAGATCGGCGTGTCGAGAGCACGCGATATCAAGAACCGCGAGAACTTAAGTCCGGAAACCATCAAGCGCATGCATGCCTTCTTCGAGCGCCATCGTGTTGACTTGCAAGCACCCGCAGCACAAAGAGACCACAAAGACTATCCAAGTGCCGGAGTCATTGCATGGCTGTTGTGGGGCGGAGATCCAAACGAATCAAAGGCGGCCGGGGCTGCTTGGGCGAAGCGTAAAATCGAAGAGATTGAAAACGCTACAGGCAAAGCGATTGAAGTCGAAGAAGAGTAATGTGTGAAACCTGCTGCAACAAATCAGTCACCGTCAGTCAGTCGTTCATTGACTGCATTGCGCCGATCATGCACACCAAGGCCGCAACGCCTGATCCAACTGTCGTGACTAGCGCACAAGCGTTCGGAAGATATCGAAATGACTATGACAAGTGGCTGCGATCAATCTTGCTTGATTCGATGAAGGACCTCAGTGGCCCGGCACTGATTAGCACACAAGCAGCAGTCGCACAGATGCAACACAACATCGCACTGAACTCTGAAACGCTTCCCCTTGGGATCGAGAACTACTTGCGGCGCGTTGCACAACTTGGTGTGTCGGCAGGTCTTGGGGCAATCGGTGCGATGCTCGATCCTGAAATTCGTGTCGATGCAGTCAACAGGCAGATCCGCGAACAGGCTGTGCGTTTGAGCAAGCAAGGCAGAATCACAAGCGAGCACATGTTGAAACAGATTCTCGGTGACGGCCTTGAAACCGGGGAGTCGATCAGCACACTGACAAGGCGCGTTCAGAACTACTTTGAGAAAGACGGAGATGGCGATCGAGCAGTCAAGTGGCGTGCCGAACGCATTGCAAGAACAGAATCGAGCAGGTCGCTGAATGAAGGACAAGTCACTGCATGGAAGGAAGCTGGTGTCACGCACATGAAGTGGGAGATTGCACCTAGCCCATGTCAGTTCTGTGACGCAATGTCAGTCAAGATGCAATCGATCGATACACCTTTCTTCAGCCAAGGCGACAGCCTCACAGGCAAACAAGGCGGCATGATGAAATTTGACTATGCTTCTGTGAAGAGCCCGCCACTGCATCCCAACTGTCGATGCACACTTATACCTGACGTTCCGTGATCCAACCCTGTTGAATGAAGGCGTTCATTGCCGATGAAAGAAGCATGACGATGCAAGTGAAAACACTCAGCACAGAAGTGAAAGAACAGGGCGGAGCAATCATTGCGAAGCTCACAACTGACAGCGTGGACCGTGACGGCGAGGTGTTGATCCCGCAAGGCATGAACACAGTCGATTACGACAAGAACCCAGTGCTGTTCTACAATCACGAATACGACCAGCCTGTGGGCAAAGTCACAAACATCAAGCGTGATGACAATGCAGTGACAGGTGAACTTGAGTTCGCACAAAGGCCCGAAGGCTATGAAGGCGACTTCTTTCCGCAATTCATTGAGGCACTTGTGCGACAGGACATCGTCAAAGGCGTGTCGGTCGGGTTCGTTGCAGAAGAAGGCGGATCGCGTATGGCCTCGAAGGCGGATCGAACTAAGTTTGGCCCTGCAATCAAGCGTGTTTTCAACAAATGGAAACTGCTTGAGGTCTCGATCGCTCCGCTGCCGGCTAACCAAGACGCGCTCGTGACTGCTGTCGGCAAAGGCATCGTGACACCAATGCAGTGCAAGAGGTTCCTTGGATTCGAAGTCAACGAACCGAAGGCCCAAGTGCGTATCACAAAGAAACATCGAATCGAATTGAAGGCTCCAGTGTGTGCCAAACAAGTGATTCTGAAACAGGTTGAACGGACCATCCGAAAGAAGATGGGCAAGCTCGACTGAACAAGTGACGTGTGGCAAGCAGACACAAAGGTGGTGGCGCAAGCCGAACACACAGAAGAAGCAAGCCCAAGCGTTTAGACTCAAACACAAACACAGGAACAAATCAATGCACAAGAAAACAATGCCCGAGATCCAGAAGGATCTGCAGGTTCTTCTTGATGAATCGGGTGCGGAAGACTTTCCGCGAGTCAAAGCGTTGTACCTGAAGGACGTTCAGATCATGGACTCCGAAGGCAACCCAATCGACCCCGACAGCATCGACATGTCCATCGAAGTGGCTCCCGCCGCTGAGAAGATGGAACATGAAGAAGACGAAGATGCGAAAGCAATGGGTGAGGACGAAGAAGAAGAAAAGGCAATGGCCGACGACGAAGAAGAAAAGGCTGAAGAAGATGAAGAAGAAGGCTCAAAGTCTTTCGACATCGAAGCAGCAGTTTCCGAAGCAGTCACAAAGGCTCTTGCAGCAAACAAGAATGTGAAAAGCAAAGGACTCGATATGAGAATCAACAACGATCGTGACGGCATGGTGCGATGGGGTAGCCTCAAGCACATGAGCCAGATCAAGGTTGCAAGCGGCGACCCTGAACTCGAAGCGTACAAGTTTGGCCGTTGGGCTGCTGCTTGCATGGGACACAAGAAGTCGATGGACTGGTGCGCTAATCGCGGCATCGAAACCAAGGCGCATCTCGAAAGTGTGAACAGTGCAGGTGGCTTCCTTGTGCCTGAACAGTTCGCAGACACGCTGATCAGCCTTCGAGAAGAGTATGGTGTTCTTCGTCGCAACGCGAAGATCGAGCCAATGACCTCTGACACCAAGCGCATTCCGAAGCGAAGCGCAACTCTCACGGCATCGTTCGTGGGCGAAGCAACTGCCGGATCTGAGACCACTCAGACGTTCCAGCAGGTCAACCTTGTTGCGAAGAAGCTCATGGTGCTGACCACGATCTCCAACGAATTGAATGAGGATAGCCTCATCAACCTCGGAGATTCTGTGGCCGGTGAAGTGGCTTACAGTTTCGCGCTCAAGGAAGACGAATGTGGCTTCCTCGGTGACGGGTCAAGCACGTTCGGAAACATTGTCGGCATCATTAACGGCATCAACAACGTGTCGAGCAATGCAGGCATCTTCACGACTGCAACCGGAACCGACGACACCACTGAAATCGGTATCGGCGATCTGCATTCGTTGATGGCTTTGCTTCCTGCATACGCTGACACGCCTCGTGCAAAGTTCTACATGCACAAGTCGATCTTCCACGGCGTTGCAGAAAAGCTCGTGACTGCTGCTGGTGGTTCAACTCGCGGCGAACTGCTGAACGAGAAGTACAGCCCGAACCTGTTCGGATACCCTGTCGAGTTCACGCAAGTCATGCCTACCTTCAGCACTGCTGATGGTGACTCTGCTATGCCACTGAAGTACCCAATCATCTTCGGTGATATGGCACTCGCAACGTGCTTTGGCGATCGTCGTAGCAACACCATCTCATTCAGTGATTCGGCTCTGAACGCTTTCGAGCAGGACGAGATCGTTGTTCGGGGAACCGAGCGTTTCGACTTCAACCTGCACTCGCCCGGAACTAGCTCAGAAGCTGGCCCGCTCGTTGCAATGAAGCTCGGCCCGGCCTCGTAATTGAACGAAAGGAATTTGAAATGATTCAAGCACAAGATTTCAAAGCAGTGCAAGCGATTCGTCCTGCTGTTATTGATAATACAGCAGCCACAATGATTGCAGTCGATACCACTGGGTTCGACTACTGCACTTTCATCGTGACTGTTGGGGCGACTGATGTTGCCTCTACAGTTCTCAAGGTGACCGAATGCTCCACCACTGGTGGCACTTACAGTGATGTCACTGGATTGATCGGTGGAACAAGTGAAACCATTGCCAATGCGGCATCAACACAACTCGACACCACTGATGGTGTCGTTCTCATGTTCGATGTTAATTGTCAGCTGGTCGAACAGTTCTTGAAGATGAACATTACTGCCGGCAACGGCACGAATGGAATTGCAATGGCCTGTGTGGCATTGCTCAGTCGTGCTAATGATGGTCACTCCCCGAGTACCATTGCCGAACGTGGTTGTTCACAGATTCTTCGCATCCCCGATGCGACTGCCTAAATAAGTAGGGGCAGGGTGAAAGCCCTGCCTCTGCATTTCAAGGAGATCCATGAACCAGTTTGACCAGTTCCAAGTAATCGGACACATTTCACCTGTGACAGTTGGCGTGAACACAACTCCACCAGTTTCAGAGGTCATCGACTCGCAAGGATTTTCAGGCGGTCGCTGCATTATCTTCTTGCAAACGGGCAACATGGGTCGAACGACAACAAAGTGCTTCCTGCAAGAGTCCGATGACAATTCCAACTACACTACATTCATGAATGTCACAGACCTTGACATCGATGGCGGGCAAGGCGTTGCTCTTGACGAAGATGATGACAACCTTGATGTCGTGTTTGACGTGCCTCTCGACGCAGATCGAAAAAGATATTTCAAGGTCACTTATACAAGTGGCTCGGGAGGAGCAGGGAAAAACACCCTTGCGTGCAGTGCTGTTCTGATCGGTCGAACAAACGGCCAAGCACAATCAACGACTCTCAACACGAAGAGACCAAACTCAAAGATATTCAAAGCCAAAGGAAAGTCATAGCATGTACAAATTCGATTCAATCAAGCCAGTGTTGTGTATGCAAAGGCAAACCAATGGTGGAGGGTCAAGCACAACAGTGAACAACGTAGACACCAATGGTTTCACTGGCGGGCTTTGCGTGTTCAATATCCTTTTCGATCAACTTGTTTCTGATGGACCGTTCATTGCAACTTGCAGACTTGAAGATTCTGATGATGGATCAACATGGACAGTAATTCCGGGTTGTGACACTATTGCAGACCTGCAAGCAGACGGATCAGGAAATGAAGGAGTGTTGCAAGCTGATGAAGATCACACGCTGATGACTTTCTACATCCCACTCGTACCCCCAAGGAAAAGATACATTCGCGGCCTAATTCAGAACAGCAACTCGAACAACGCTTCATACAGTGCCATCGCTCACTTGCTTGGCGAGCAGAATGCAACCAGTCCAGCAGATGACGTGTCTTTGGCACAGGCTACGAGTGGTGATTCAGTGCCTCAAATTTTCCGCGCTACTTCTTGATGGAGATTCTCGATGGCACTTGCATCAAACGCACTGACAACAGTTGCAGCAGTGAAGACATACATGGGTATCACTGCATCTACGGATGATGATCTGCTTGAGATCCTTGTCAACAATGTGAGTGACCAGATCGAAAGGTACTGTGATCGTGAGTTTGCACAGAAGACATTCACCGAGTACATCGATGGGCATGGAGACCGAACCATTGCTGTTGCAAACCCGCCTGTCATTAGTGTGGATCTTGTCGCCTTCGGATCCCGAGATTCTATATCTGTGCAAAGCAGTGAAGCGACAGACCTGCTTGCAACGGTCGGAATTGAAGACGATCAGGCCCGGTTGTTCAGAGTTGCGTCCAACGGGACAACGGTTACGACAACTCTCACCTTTGCCGACTACCCGACAACCGCGCTCTTGGCGGCACAGATAGAGTCAACGACTGGATTCAGTGCGCAAAGCGTGTTCAACGCACCAAGTTTCGCTCTGCATAGGTTGGGCGGCAGGGATGTAATTGAGACCACTGCATACCTTACGACTCCAGACGATGCCGAAAGCGACTATCGCATTGACTATGATCGCGGGTTGGTACACTTGCGTGCAGATGCGTTCCCCCGCTCACACGAGGCACGAAGAGTGAATCGATTCCCTACGCAATTCCAAAGCGTGTTCGTTCGCTACTCTGGTGGGTACGCAACAATTCCGAACGCACTTGTGCAAGCAGCATTCGAGTTGATCTCAGATGCGTTTCGCGGCCGCGATCGGGATCGCAACATCAACCAAGAAAGCCTCGGCGATTACAGCTACACAGTTCGACCAATGGCTGAGTGGAATCAATCAATCAAGGCGTTGCTCGATCCGTTTAGGAGAATACGTTGAGCATCACACAGAGGATCAACATCAAAGGAAGAACGTGCAGAAGGTATCGCGCTCGATACACTCGCGATTCTGTTGGTACTCGCATTCAGAAGTTCCAGATGGGACCGAGCTTCAAGGCCTACGTTGCAAGTCGTTCAGAAGCAGAATCATTCGTCGGCGATAGACAACAAGCAGTCGAAACGATCACAGTGTACGTTCATGGTGGCACAGATGTGAAGGTTACAGACCGAATCAAGGTCGATGGCCGCATGTACGAAGTCACCGGCAAGCGAACTCCGGGGCATCGCGAAGCAGGCGATCGCCTTTTCTACCACATCATCGACGCACAATCGAATGAAGGTGTTTGATGGCTTTAGGCAGAACAACACGGTCGCAAGTACGTGCCACTGGATTGCGATACATGGCCAATGTGAAGTTCCCTGTGAAGAAGCACATGGCACGTTACAACAGGACGATCGGTGAAGAGATCCTCATGTTCGCGGCATTCGCGTTGCAGAAGCGTGTTCGTCAGTCACTGGGACAACAAGGAACAGGCAAGCATCATCCGGGTCTTAAGTTCCAATCCGCATTGCCCGGCAAGCCACCAGCAGTTCAAACAGGAGACCTTCGCAACAGTTTCGTCGCAGGGTCGCGAAGCATCGGGGCAACAAGGAAGATTGCTGAAGGCATGGCTGTCAACTTTCGACAGGCGACTATCAATGCTTCAAAGGTGTACGGCCCTAAGTTAGAACGAACGCATCCGTTCTTCAAGCCATCGATTCAACGCATGCGAAACGACAAGGCACTTGAGAAGATCGCCAACCGTTGGTTGAAGAAGGCGACTGCGAAAAGCAATATGGAGTTCAGACAAGTATGAGCCTCAATAGCGACAAGGCAATTTACGAAACACTCACGGCGAGCACGCTTGCAGGTTCAGTTCATGACCTTACGAATGGTCGCATCTCGGCAAGCTATGCCGATCCCGGCGAAGACTTTCCGTTGGTTGTTTTCGAGCAGACTGGATCTGAAGCCATCGAAGTGTTCGGTCACACCCAATTGATGCTCAACGAAACCTACGAGATTCGTGCGGTCGGTCGATACGAAGAAGGCATCACAAAGATTGCAGACATAGGGGCGGCCATCGTTGAAGCAATGCACGGCACCACCGTCACTGTGAAGAATTTAGACATTACGATTGATGTTTCTAGCGGCACAGAGGTCTCTCGTGCCGATGAACTGTTTATAGGAACCGTGCAAGTCAGCACCAAACACATGCAGATTTCGGAGCTTTAATAATGGCACAAACACCAATCCACGGATCGAACGGGTTATGCCGTCTCGGTACACTTAACAACCACGATGCACTCTTCAACACTTGGAGCGCAACGTTTTCAAGACAGGTTCACGATGTAACTGCTTTCGCAGATACAGGTCGAAGGCGAATCCTCGGCATTGCTGACATCTCAGGATCCGCTGGCGGGTTCATGTCGTTCGATGCTGCGAACAACTCTCCATCTGTGTTCCAGAACACTATGGCCGCTGGCGATGTTGCTACTGAATTCCTTCTGACGGTCGCAACAGGTTGCTCGTACACTTTCAATGCAGTCATTGACTCAATGGCGATTTCAACTGCCGCTGGTGGTGATGCAACGATCACAATGAACTTTCAAATGGCTGGCGGCCTCGACACAACCAGTGCAGGCAGCCCAGCAGCTATTGAAATTTGGGATGAAGGCTCTTAATGACACGCAACGTGGGGTCTTCAATCATCACACCGTTGGGTCATCGTATTTTCACGATGCGTGATTGGCTTGTTAGGATTAAGACAAGCGATGGCCGCATCATCTGGAAAGGCGTGCAACCTGAAGCGAGCGAAGAAACTGCAATGCGTTCCGCTGTCAGCTCAACCTATCTCCAATCTGATATGATCGAGGATGTACAGATTATGAGAAGATCAGAAAGGTTGAAGGTGCAGGCATGAGCTACATTCTGTTCGAGGCTGACGGCGAGAAGATGCGTTTCGAAGAGGCGACTGTCGCACAAGTGATCGGGTTGATGGATTATCAATTCGAGCGACAACGTGCAGAGCTCATCGACGACCTTGAAGCTGCCGATGCTCCTGCTGAATTGAAGCTCGATGAAGTTAAGAAGTTGCGCGATGAGAAAGGACTCACATCAAAGCTGATCAGATACGCCTTTACTTTGCGCGGCGCGATGGAAGTCATCGAGTACACCGTTCCTGAAGACAAGGTGAAGAAGGCATTGGCACTTGATCCAGATCAACTTGTCTGGCTTGCCTTGCGTTTGCTTGGATTCAACACGAACGATGTTGAAGAAGGTGCGGAAGATGAAACTGAAAACCCTACGAAAGACCGCGCAACTTCTTCAGCGAAGTCGTGACGGTCGCCAAACTTGCGCCGGGCATCGGCAACCCGCTGGACCTAACGATGAGGCAGTTAGCTGGAATCTGCAACGCCTTGGGCGAACAAGCAGCCGATGAAGAAGTAGGGAACGATCATCGCGCTCATGTAGAACGCGAGATGGAGAGAATCGCACATGGCCGCCGGCATACTTGAAGTCGACATCATCGCTCGCACGAAGAACCTCGAACAGGGTTTGAAGAGAGCCGAGTCGCAGATGAAAAGGACAGGCGACACCGTCGAGAGCGCACTTGGAGGCAAGGGCGCGAAGGCTGCTTTGATGATGGGCAAAGTCTTCGCAGTGATGGGTGCGATTGAAGGTGCAGCGAAAGGCATTTCAGCGGCAACGGAAGTGACTCGCGGCATCTTTGCTGGACTGACCGGAGACTCTGAAGAGTTCAGGCGTTCAATGGAGAAGGCGGGCGAGCTTCTTAAAGGTTTGCCGTTTGGCATTGGGCCTGTTGTGCAGGGCATCGAGGACCTCATCAAAGCAGTCGGTGGGTTCAATAAGTCGATGGAAGAGTCGGCAGCGAAGCTCGCTGAGTGGAATACCATACTTTCTGCCAACGACATTGCAGACAACATCAGGAACCAGAACAAGCTACTCAAAGACCAACGCGATCTTGCTGCTGAAACAGACGAACTCAAACGAGCGGAGTTGAAACTCGAACTTGACCTTGCTGCCATACAGCGCGAAAAGGTAAGGCAAGGGCAAGAGATAATGAACAACTCTGAAATGGATGACGCTTCGAAGCGTAACATCCTGAAAGCGTTGCGCGAAGAGTTTGCGTTGAAGAAAGAGATGGCTGAAATCGCAGGCCAACAAGCCATCCAAGCTGAACAAGAGCGGAGGATGGAGGCAGTTGCAAACGGCATCATGGACGTGTTCATGGAGTCAGCGAAGAAACAAGAAGAAGCAAGGAAGAGGCTCGCTCAAGAACGCAAAGAAGCAGAAAAGCAACTACGCGAGCAACGCAAAGAAGAGCTCAAACAACTGGGCGATGCGAACAAGTTAGAAGAAGAAAGGCTCGGCAAGGTCAACAAGCGACTCGGCATGATGGGCGGAGGTGGTGCAGGATCCAAGTCAGGGTTCACACAAACTGCAAGCACAGCGATGGGGTCATTTACGTTTGCTGAATCAGGTGCGCAAGACGTGATGGCATCGTTAGCCAAGGAAGCGAAAGACATTCAAGGTCGCATCGATGGAACAGCGAAACGCATTGAGGAAATCTTGAAGCAACTTGCGCAACGAGTGGGGTTCGTATAATGGCGACAGCAATTGAATTGACTGACGGTGCAAGGCTAAGTGTTGGAGATGGTGCAGCGGATGCAGTGCGGACGTTCTTCCTTGACGGTTACGCGAACGAATTGCTGGTGGTACGAAACGCATTCGGTTCAAGTCCTGTTGGAATTGGTACGACTGAAACAGTTCCTGTGCCAAAGCTCAGAGACAAACATCCACTGTTCAAGACCTTGTACGCTTATAAGTACGACCTCGTCAAAGAGAGCGGCGGAACAGACCAATGGCGTGTCACTTTCTACTATCGAAAGTACTTGCCAATTGATCGCGTAGACAGTTCAGGGCTTACCTTGGGTCCTGAAACAGTTGACTTTGTTGATGTGAGTGCAAGATGCACTGGTAGCTTTCATGATGTTTACAGAGCGGGCCTCGACATAAGCAGTGGCACGGTTACTGATGCGGACATTGGTGGAGAACGAGTTGACTGTGGAGGTGTGCCAACTTCAGTCATGCGAACGCAATACGAGATGACTGTCAACGTTACGAAGAACGGTGATTCGTTGACAGGGTTCTCTGAATCAGTTGGCAAGCGTTGCAGGAGTAGCGTTCTGGGTCTCGATGGCAAGGGGACGTTGTACAAGGGAGCAGCCATTCAAAGGATCGGCACAAACCTGTTCAGCATATCGCACACCTATTTGTTTGATTCCGAATACCATCTAATTCAAGCACCTGAATACTTGCCCGATGGACAACCGAACTTAGGAACAGACCCCGACAAACCAACTGAACTTGGTAAGTTTAAGATTGTTCGACACGTTCAACCATTCCCAGAAGCTGACGGAACCGACCCAGCAAGCTACGTCCCAACTAACACTGGAATCAGTTAATAAAGGAAGACCTCAATGGCAAACGAACTCTCAGTCTCGGCTTCAATTACATACGAGAAAGACAACCACCAAGAGTCATTCACTCCCGATACGCAATCGATCACCGTGACAGGTGTTGAAGCAGTCGGCGGCGTGCAGCAGATTCTCACTTCCGGTCACGAAACTCTTGTCATGAACGAGATGACTGTCACCAATCAAGGATGGGCGTGGTTTCGTAACATTGGCACAAGTGCAGATGCTTCGATTCAAATCGGCATCGTGGTGAGTGGCACGTTTCACGATGTAATGGAACTCAAAGGCGGCGAGTTTGCAATCACGCGCCTTGCTGGTGAGCAGTTGTTTGCCAAGGCAGTTTCATCGAACGGGTTCCTTCAATACACAATACTGGATGATTGACCTTGAGTGACATCCCGAAATTCTCATCCGGGCAGATTGGCAAGCTCGACTCGAAAGCAATCAACAAGATTGGTTCTACTGTCAATCGTGCAAGCAGCCCTGAAGAGGTTGCGAGTCCGACATCCAAGTACATGGGTGGCCTTGCACAGTTCCCAATCGTTGCAATGCTAGGAAAGAGGGTCGATCCAGACGAAGAGGAAGTCGGAGAAGGTGGCAGCAACTACTTTGGGGGCTATGAATGGGTTGAAGTCAAGTACGACATCACAACCGGCAAGTGGCCCGCGGAAGTCAGTTACCAGAACGATCTTAGAAGGTACACTGACAAAGGTCGCAACGCTGCATACGGTTTGGGCCTTACAACAGGCACTGGTTCATTCAACAATCCATACGGGTTGTCGGAATACTTGCCTGACTATGCAGGCAAGATCGTCCACTTGTTCCCTACTCGATCGTCTACAGGAGTGCCGATGTTAGCATTCCAGCCTCCAGCAGAACCGACAACGTATGTCGCACAGATCATTGGATACGAATCGGGCTCAAAGCAATGCGAGATCGTGAACACGGGAGGCGAATCGATTCCAAATCTGCACCTCTACCAGATCAAAGTTGGCACAGTCAGCGGGTTCGATGCTACGGGTGGTGGTAAGTTTGTATTCGAAGAAGAGTTGTTTGAAGGAGCGCAAACAACAATCGGCGTGAACCTGATCGAACTCAACGGCGAAACGCACTTAGGAGGTTCGATCATCAACGGCGAGAACAGTTGTGAGGGTGGCACAAACTTGTCGAGGACACCTTTGCCGGTTGGCACTTACGTAACGGCGACCCGTATGTTCAGGAGTTCGGCTGCATCGAGTGACAACGTTGGTCACGACAGTTTCTATGCCTTCACAGTCACCAACGAGCTTTGTGTCGGATGTTGTGGAGCAGAAACAAACGCATCTCCTGCGGCAAGGAAGACAGTTGTTCACCCAAGGCACTTGAACAACATCAGCAGGATTGAACGATATCAAGGCAACATTCTCAGGGAGATGACAAAGTGAGCAGACCCGAAATTCTATTTCAGTTTGAAAGCCAAGTTGCAAGCACTGACCTCACAGATGGGGCACTTTCATTCGTTGCACCCGAAGGCGGGGTGAGCATGATTAATCAAATCATGTTGTGCGGTTCGTCTGGAGGCGCATCAAACTACTTTCGCATCTATCATGCCGGACCCGATGAAGCTCCTTCAGTCTCGAACATGATTATGCGTGCAGGTGTCAGCGCAACCGCAAAGAACCTGACTGGTCAAATCAACAACACCAAGATCATCATGAATCCGGGTGATCAAATCTTCTGTCAGTTGCACTCCGGTGATGGCATCACGATCACAGCCTATGGAATTGTCCCTGATTCACTGACACAAACTGCCGTGTCTGAAATGCAAAGCGGCACGAGCACAAGTGGCAGCACTGGACAGATTGCAAGCTATTGATGAGCACTCTTCTCGCTGCATGTTGTTGCACAGTTGCTGGTGATCCTTGCGACACTGACTGGAACTTCTGGGATTGCTGCTCAGGTCGAAGGATCTTCGACCACCCTATCTTTGACTTGCCTCCGTATCAAGAAGAGACACTTGGCGTGCAAGTCAATGTGACTAGGATCCCCCCGGGTCCATGGATAGGCGCAAGCATCAATTCAAACTACAGGATTCAGTACGATTCAATCCCTGCTGCTTTCAGTGCTGTCGGCGGTCGTTTAAGCTATGGAGAGCCATACCCGAATGACTATGAATACTTCGGCGCGAAGGCAGGCAACTGGGGTCCAGCTACTGGATCGGGAAACATATTCATTCGCGAGAGCCTGCTTCGGGCTTATGGCGCACAGTTCCCAAATTCTTGGTCAGCAGCAACATGGAAGAGGTTCAGGAATCCGGAGGATTCCATCGACGACATCCTGAATGGTGTAGCGTCACCGATAGAAACTGGATCCTTTGATCGACTTGAGTTAAGGATGCGAGGACCAGTGGCATGCAATGGAGGAGGGTGCCACACGATCGGATCTGGCTATATCCGATTGTCTTCGAGCAAGGGATTTGGTCCGGAGGACTTTGCGATCGGTTTTCAATTTAATAGGGGAACAACTCGTGATGGCGGACTCGATTTGGACTGTGATCCTGTCACTGGAACGTGGCCGGATTACTGTACCCAATGTCCTCAAGAAATTTCGCCGATGACAAAGCTAGACAATCAGCCTGTGAGCTTTATCAAGGGCAACAGGTGCGGCGTCCCGGCAGACATTCAGGCGCTTATCGAAGCACAGGATCCCGGATCGATCTCGAATTCATGGGCTGGACGATCGAACTTCTGTAGTGGCAGTGAATACATCTTCGGAGAATGCAAGAACGGTTGGTACAGTGAGTATTGCGAAGACCAACAAACGCCTTTCTCAGGAACTATCTATGCAGGATACGGCGAATGCAGTTGCTGTGGGAGTTATGACTGGGACGACAAAGAGGTCTCATTGCAGGTGATTACATGAATCGATGGCGGCGTCAAAGATATTGGTGTTCACATGCAGTCAAAGACGCCGATGAAAACAGAGTGTGCAACAAACAACTCTGTGAATTGCCGGTGTTGATTGACTGCTGCGAGAACTGCGAATCGTATCAAGGCAAAGATCGTGGCCTCGGAGACACGATCAATCGTGCAACCAAGGCACTCGGAATCAAGACGTGTTCGAAGTGTCAACAAAGACGCGAAGCAATGAACAGGGCAACGAGAAAACTATACCGGAGCGACGACAATGGGTCTGATCAGTGACATCGACACAGCTAATGTGGGCATCATGGCAAGGCTTGGAAAGGTGTTTGGCATCATTGACCGTGTTGAAACCTTTCAAGGCGACATAGTTGATAGCACAACCAAGTCGTTTCGCAAAGGGATCAATGAGTACATCTCGGCGTTGAATGACGCAACAAACACAAAGCTCGAACTCGCGAATGCCTTGATTGGTGATCATGACAGTTTGCGCAACGAGGTTGCGATGCCCATTTTTTCAAGGTGCTACGCAACAGCGATGAAGACTCTCATTGAAATGGTGAATGATGAAACTCCGCTGGAAAAGAAGACAGCACGAGCAGCGATGTTTGAGTTGCGGCGGTTGATGGCGACAGCGGGAACAGTTGAAACGCTAGACGCCACAACAGTGTCAATCGGTTCGACTGCTGCTGCATCTGGTAACACTGGCACAGGAACAGTTGTTGTGAGTGCTGAAGCAGACAACAAGAACCATTCAACGATGGCTTCATACCCAACATGCAGGACTGAAACACTCCGGTTCAAGTGCATCAAAGATGCAACAAGCAAAGGCATCGTGAAAGGTGGCGAACTGTTCTCGATAAACGGCAAGCAACCGTTCAGCAACATCGACCATCGTTGGCCCGGCGGGTCAGGAAATGTTGGAACGTATGCAGCGACATCCGAACTGTTGCAGGATGGACAAAGTGCTGGCCGGAACATCTTGCGCAACTCGGGGTTCGAGAACTTTGACCAGAGTGTCAAGAATCCCGGATGGGCGATTGGTGCAGGTTCAGCGAATACAAATATCCTTCCCAACACTTCCACGCCTGCACATGGAACAAACTCGCTTCAATTCAGAAGCGATGGCAGCACCAACCTGTTCATTCGACAGCAGATTGATTCAAGAACAGGCTCGGGCACACTTGGCACAGTTGATGTCGACGGGTTGTACGTTCTCAGTTTCTTGATCAAACAAACGAACACATCGTCGAGCGCAGGTGCGTTGACTGTTGGGTTGATGCAGCAAGATGGAACAGCAGTCACCGACTCAACAACGACCATTGCACATGGCGACATCTCAGGAAGCTACACACAGAAGACCTTCACGTTCCGAGCGGGCGGGGCGGGGCTTGTGTTGCCTGACGATTTGTACTTTGGCATTCGTCAGTCAACTGCATTCACAAGCGGAACCTACTTGACGATCGACAGGCTTGTGTTCACGCGTATGATTCCAACTGCTCCCGGCGGCGTGCATTGTGCTATTGTTCCGGGAGCAACTGACTTTGTTGTCGATGACGAGTTCACTGTTGCAGTGACGAACAACGGCGAAGGCTTGTTTGAGAAGTACCTCGACAAGTGCTTCGACACGTATCGAATGGGCATCTTCCTGCCGAACGCAACAAGCAGTGAACGCATCGACGATGCACTCGTGACTTGAGACCGCGCTGCTCGCGGGCTCCCTTTCAAGATGAGCGGCGTACGGAATGTCTCCCTGTGCGCCGCTCTCTTGCTGGTGGCCTAACAAGGCTCGTGGAGCCTGCCTAAGGCTCTCACGCGTTCAATCCGCGCCATGTGTCAACCGTGCAATCCGAAGCCTGTACAGGCCTGCACAGCAAACAAACTTGCGCAATTTCACAAAGCACGCCTCACAGGCCGTGAGGGCTGTTATTTGTGCCGGAATACTGGGAATCGTGTTTGTGTGAGTTTGCCTTTGTGCTTGTTTGTGCGACAATGTCTTCAGTGCTGGGGGTTCAACGACCCTCGCCCGCGCCGCGCCCTTGAGAGCTAACGGTGGGACCTAGAGCCAGTCTTTGACAAGTCAGTGCTGGAACAAACGGACTCGATCTCCATATCGGATCCGGGCCATGCAGTTGGCCTCTAGCAGAACAATAAACACACACACACACAAACACAAACACACACACACACAACATTGGAGACACACAATGAACGACATGACCATCGAAGAAGCATTCAAGCTCGCAAACTCAATGACGACCGAAGAGGTCGCAGGCACTTACTTCATCGAACAGTTGCCTGAAGACTACAGCACGATGATTCGAATCGAGATCGCAGTTCATCCAACTGACACTGATCGAGTCTACATCACAGTGATTCGAGATTGCTGCGAAGCAGGCGAGAACGTGCTGGACATTCCAACAACATGGACGCCGTACTGTGCGATGAAGTGGCTCGACCACTGGCTTGTCAAGAACAAGCGTTGCGTCGATGACTTCGAAGCGTGCTAACTCAAACACAAGGAGACAAACAATGAGAAAACGCAAAGTGACTTTGGCGATGTTGAGACAGATCCGACACGCTTGCCCAATCGTGGGCAAGGGTCAGAAGTGTCGCATCGATGTGGGCAGACGAACTGACTGCACACAGAACGATATTCAGGTCGACACTTGGGATGTTCGCAAGTGGGGCAAGGACATTGACCTTAGCGACATAGGCGGTATTGAAGACCTTCAAGGCCTCGAACTCGAAGTTGGCATGTGCTTCGACATCTACGTCTACCTCCCGATCCACAACTGGCCCGGGTCAGGTGAGACGAAAGACGACTACGACCTTCATGAGTGCTACGCAGCAACATGGACAGGCACTGAGTGGACAGTTGATGACAACTATCCCGAACTCATGACACCACCTGCACACTTTCTTGCTGACTGATTAACAACAACAACATGAGGGGCGCGGCTCAACAACGCGCAAGGAGACACGCCATGACTACTGCATATCCACAAAGACCATTCAAATGGATCGTCGACGTTCGACACCCAAGCGACAGGATCACAACTAGAGAATCCAAGGGTCATCTCGAAGACCCGAACGACGAGGACAAGACTCTGTGCGGTAAGAGAGTTCCATACGGTGCGATCACAGATGGCACTTGGGATCTCGATTGCAAACGATGTCAGAAGCGAGCCGACAAACTCGGCATTGAAGTTCTATAAACACACAAACAAGGAGACACACAATGAAAACCGAAAGCTATAGAGACCGTTCCTGCTCAGTTTCATTCACACAAGATGAACTCAAGCAGTTGACCAAAGGCATGACTGCTCGAATCAAGAGAGCAGAACGTGTCCTCGAAACGTATGAACAGATCAAGGACGAACATCCCGCCAATGGCCTTGCCGACGAGTGGTTGGGCAACTTGAACTGGGGTGACCACAGCGACCTTCAGGCTGAGATTTGGAAGTTAAGAGCAACGCGAACGAAGATCGAATCACTCAAAGACTGACACACGAACAAGGAGACACGCAATGACTAAGAACGACTCAAGAACCACGACCGATCAAATCAACGCCTATGTCCATCAAGGCGATGAGGAGATTGCAAGACTTAAGATTGAGATCCAGCACGACTGTGATCATCTGAGAGACATGCTTAATCGATACGAGGATGCTTCGAACGAAGGGGGAGTGAGTATCCAATTCCACACACCCAACCTCTCAAGTACAGCACTCCAGATTGAAGTCAAACAAGGCAGGCTCAAGGCCATGATTGAAAGCAGAAATTGCTTCGGTGCTCTCCAATGGCTCAACGAGAAAGCAAACAAGGAGACATGTTCATGAATTGCTACAACAGAGCAGACGCACAAGTACTCGAATCAACAATCATGCTGGTCGAGTATGCACGCACAACAGGCGACGAGGATCAAGTGCAAAGTGCGACAAGCCTTTGGACGTACATGAAAGAAGGCGGCCTGAGCTTCTGCTCGGGTTCGCTCATCCTCTGGCTTGCGCATCAAGACCCACCGTTCGTCAGTTTGTTCCTGTCGAACTGCATCTGCCGCAACAGGCACGTCATGACCACTGATGAGTGGATGGACGTGATCCGTGCTGAGTGGAGTCAGTTCAAGAGTCAACTGCCTGACACACCGGGCGACAACAGCAACACAGCAGTCTAGGAGACACACAATGAGTTACGATTACCATGCACAAGCAGCAACACACGAGATCATGTCAATGCCGACGATCATGATGATTGACCAGCACATTGGAAGTTGTGGAGGCGGATGCGACGATCGAGGTCGATACGTTGCACGCTACCTTGTGCCTCGTGCGCATGATTACAAACCCTATCGAAGGGACCTGCACAAGCGTCTCGGAGACACCTTTGGCGATGTCATCCCTGTGTTTCGCTCCTGCGAACCAACGGAAATCGACATCAAGGCCAACGGCGAGGCGAAGTGGAACAACTCTAATCACAGCAAGTTGATCTCGGTCACGACCAATCTCGACCTTGCTTTGAAGTGGGCGCACTATGAAGCAGCAGGAGGTTCGTTCAATCGCCCTGCATGCAGGCATGTCGTCAAGACTTGGGTCGACGTTGAACACGTTGTCTTTGAAGGCCATTCGTTGGAACATGAACTTGTCGTGTTCGCCCCGTATAGACCTGTCCTGCTTACACAAGCAGAATCACAACTTCCCGCAGTCTGTAGGAGATTCGATTAATGATCTACGCTTACACAATGCTCACACTTCTCATTGCCATCTCATTCGTTATGACGATGGTTTTCATCTACGCCGATTCAACAAACAACCGCTGAACAACAGCAGGAGACACGCAATGACTATTGAATGCCACAGAATTGAAAAGACCGACCACCTTGTTCTTACAGGAGAAAAGGCATGGCACGGCCTTGGAACTGTTGTCGAAGAAGCACCGACACCGGGACAAGCTCTCAGCCTTGCCAAACTTGATTGGGAGGTTGAAGAACACGACATCGCAACAGGCAACGGCCTCGAAATCCAATCGCACAAGGCACTGACACGTTCTGACACAGGCGACCTTCTCAGCGTTGTCGGTCACAACTACAGGCCACTCCAGAACGATGAACTTGCGATGTTCTGCTATGACGTTGCAGACAAGGCAGATGTCAGAATCGAAACTGCTGGATCACTGCGAGGAGGCAAGCGAGTGTGGTTCTTGATTCGAGGCGACACCTTGTTCGCCGACAAGAGAGAGACCGATGCAACAGTGCCGTATATGATGCTGTACAACAGTCACGATCAATCATCGTCGTTGGAATTCATGCCTTCTGGAATTCGTGTTGTGTGTCAGAACACAATGACGCTTGCACGAGAGCGAGGTGACTACACTGGAATGAAGTTCAAGCACACACAGTCACTTCTTGATCGAGTACAACTTGCAACGCATGCGATCCGTGAAGGCTTCGCACACCTGAAAACATGGAACGACAAGGTTCGCGAAATGAACACTGCTGAGATTTCAGACCATCAAGTCAATGACATCATGCTTGACGCTTACGACTTGATGTACGGCAAGCCATCAAAGGCAGTCGCCCTCGACGAGAAGAAGTCTAATCGTCACAGCATGAAGAGAGTTGATCGTGTTCAGGAGTGGAAGGACATTCTTCACCGTGAACTTCACACTCACAATCTTGCACGAACAGCGTGGACCACTGCAAACGCTGTCACGAACTGGATTGACCACGACATGAAGGTCAAGCTGAATTCCAAGTCATCGCACAACGGCCTCGGCGAAGCAAGGGAGTTCAACAACTGGTTCGGCATGGCAGCAAAGCACAAGGCAAAGGTCATGAGTCTGATCGGCTGCTAGGTAGCCTCTCAGCTTTGATGGCTTTACAATTGCGCCGGGTCAGGGTTCGTCCTGACCCGGCCTTTCACTTCCAACTAGGAGACACACAATGAACGAGATCCAACTCGATGCCCAAGGTCTAGAGCGATTAATGCTTGAAGGCGACTTGAGCAAACTGACGACTGAACAGCGTGTTCAGTTCTACAAAGCAAAGTGCGAGCATGTCGGCCTCGACCCTTCTGCTCTTCCGTTCCAGTACATCCGACTGCAAGGCAAGTTGACTTTGTACGCCTCGAAGGGTTGTGCTGAACAGTTGCGCAAGCGACACAACATAAGCCTGTCAAACATGCAGATGCACTCCGACGATGGGCTTTTCACAGTCACGATTGATGCTTCGACTCCAGATGGCAGAAGCGACACTGATTGCGGATCGGTCTATGTAGGCAACCTCAATCATGAAGCACTCGCAAACGCCAAACTCAAAGCAGTCACGAAGGCGAAGAGGCGTGTCACGCTTTCGCTGCTTGGGCTGGGGATGCTTGATGAGACCGAAGTTGAAACGATTAAAGGTGCGGAGATCATTCCTGCTGAGGTTGCAAACACAAAGCAACTTGAACCGCTAGGCATCAAGACCAAAGAGTTCACCGACAACGATGGGCAACCCTTCAAAGGTAGCTATCACGCTGATGGCCCGACCTTGCGCAACGTTGGTTGCGAGGTGTCGTTCGAGGCAACTGTCACCAAGGTGATTCCTGTGAGCTCGGGTGAATGGAATTGGTTCGTCATCAAGACTGATCACAACGAGATCAAGGAGTTCAGCACGTTCAGCACCACGATGGCTGAAACATGTATCGAGGATGCAGTCATTGAAGGCCTTGTCAAGTTGAAGGAAACTAAGAAAGGCGATCTCAAGTGGAACGCTGTAAACGTGCAACTCAAGAAAGTAGGTATTTGAATGAGCGAGACACTGTATCAGATGACACAAGCTGAACTGACATTGATGGATGTTATGGAGCAGCTAGATGGCTCGGAAGAACAAGCCGATGTGGTTGAGGCGATTGAAGAACAAATCGGCTACATCCGCGAGGACATCGAAGGCAAGGTCGAGAAGATCGGCAAGATCATTCAGGAGCTAAACGGCAAGGCGATCGTTCGTGAGGCAGAAGCTGAACGACTTCGACAAGCAGCGCAAGTCAGCAAGCGTGCAGCGTCGAGGTTGAAAGATTACTTGTTCTTCTGCATGAAAGACCTTGGATGCAAGAAGGTTGAAACTGCTTTGTTCAAAGCAACAGTAGCGAAGAACGGCGGGAAGCTACCTTTGCAAGTCGATGAGGAGTACTTGCCAAACACGTTCTTCAACACTGTACTGACACCGAACATGGATTCAATTCGTGAGGCGTTGAAGCAAGGCGAAGCAATTCCGGGAGTCACTGAAGTGCCTCGCGGCGATCATCTACGATTAAAGTGAACCAGTCGGGGAGGGGCTTGCCTTGGTGGGCAGCCCCTCTCCTGACATTAAGGAGACAAACTTATGAACTACCCTGCACGTTCAAGCGACCCAGCGAACTCATTGAAAGCAGCAAGCGACAAAGCACTTGGAGAAAGGCGATACAGTCAAAGGCTTAGAGTGCTCCACGCCTATTGTCACCACGACGATGCCTACAGACACGACCCTGAAGACACATGGAATCAAGCTACTCCGTTGTGCCGACCTTGCTTGACCGACGAGGAGGCTGGTGATTTGTGCAGCGTCGAGAACGCACACAAGCGT